CGTATTTTGAAGATGCTGTGAGGTCCCAGATTTGTACGAAGTCTTTGTCGTCTGCTTTTCTAATACCGCGCCCAATGCTTTGTATAACTCTAACAAAGCTCTTTCCGGGCTCAAGAAGAACCATATTAAAAATACGGGGGATATTAATACCCACAGCGGCCACACCGTAAGTCGCCACAATAATCTTGTTATCAGATGTTTTAACTTCATCATACTCTTCTTTTCTATCTTTGGTTTTAACTTCACCTGAGATGAATACTGCTTCATCTATTTCGTTTACTAAAAATTTGCCTGAGTCGATTCTGTTAACTAACACCAACGTGTTGCCTGATTGTGAGATTTTTTTAATTAATTTGCTAATATATAACATCCTGTCTTCGTTAGTGACAAGATACTTTAATTCATCTGAATACATTTTAAATTCAGGTATGTCTATTAATTGCACTACATTAACGTGACAGGTAGACAGTACACCCATTTCTTGTAATTCATGTGCTTTGATACCACCAACCACTGGACCAATACTGGCAAATATAGGTTGTGCTTCAAAGTCGCCCTTGGGAACAGTTCCGGTTAAGCCCCAACGTATCGGCGCATTGCATAAGTTTTGTGTCAATAAATTCTTCAACACTTCGGCTTTTGCCATGTGTACTTCGTCAACAATAACTGTCTTGACGCCATCTAAGAATTCAGCTAAAGAAACAATTTCGTACTCGTGTGCTTTAGATTTCTTATCTAAAATATTAAGACTTTGCCAAGTGCAAATAGTATGTGTCTTATTAAGATCCTTGCGATCACCGTAATAAACACCAACATCTAACCCAACTGCAACAAAATCTTCCTCGGTTTGTTCAACTAGACTTTTATTAGGTACAATAGTGATTGTACGTCCATATTTTTCTGCTAGTTGACTTAAGGTTGCTGTTGTAATTGTTTTACCAGCGCCTGTAGCAATTTCTTGTAGTGCTTGTGTGTTGGTTAAAAATGTATTAATTGCGTCTACTTGATAGTCGCGCAACATAATTGGCTGGCCTTCTTGTTGATGACCTTTGGGCCACACTTTGCCCTGATCTGCCCAGTATGATTCTGTTACAGGAGTAAATTCAATCTTAGGTGTAGTGCGTAAGTCGTCTACTTCTTCAACATCTATGTGCATGTTGTAGAGTATTTCTAGTATCTTTTCTAGCTGGCTCAAATAGCCATTGCCACCGAGACCAAACATACTTACTTTACCGTCCCATCGGCCTAATTTATATGCTGGTCGATGTCGTGCAGTAGGGTCCTCGTATTTAAAAGTGTTGGTTAACTTCTTACGAGCTTCTAATGGTAAGTTCTCTAATTTGATATTAACTTCGTCTCGAATTACCAATCTTACGGTCATGCACTAATCCTTGTTTGATCCATTAAATTTGGTTGTTCTGCCCACTCAACAACAAGGTCACAACAATTAGAGTATACAGCAGTTTTGCCGTGACGTAAACCCATTCGACTATCTAGTGCTAATACGCTCATAGGTCTCCATGGATTTGTGAGGAAGAATTTCGGTATTTTTCCACTCTGTACAGCACACACTTGAGTGTCCGATTCCAAGCGATAATTGTATTGTCTATCAGCAATTAGACTATTAAATCGTTTACCAGACTCGTCGTTGGCTAGTCTAAAATAAACACCTACACGGTCGTAAATTCCGTTATCATCCAGTGCTGCTGCCAACATTTTTAGGTTGTCGTTATACTTGTCATTGACCAATGTATCAAACACCACAAGCAATGGCAATCTTTTTAATTCTATTAAACTGGCAATAACATGTGATAAAGAGTGTTGATTTTTATCAACCCATATTTTTGGCTTACTTCGGTTTGCAAGCACTTCTGTCAGGGTATCACCGTGATTTTTAGCAATTTCTGTGAAGTACTGATATCGCATACTTCTGTCAGTAATAATGTTATTATCAATGGTTGTTTGAATACCTAAATCTTCAGTAATGTGTTTTTGAAAATTTACGTTGACGATATTGGTCAGTAAAAATTGGTCGCGAAAAGTGGTTTCTGACCAAGATTTTATGGTGTTGTAATGTGTTTTTATGGTGTCATCAATGTCCATGTCAAACGGTGTCAATGCATCAATGACGTATACAATATTATGCTCAGTTAAGTCAGCAGTGTATTTTTTGCCGTTTAGATGCGAGATGAAATTTTCACATTTTTTCGACAATTCTTGCAAAATTTTGCGAATTTCTGAGTTGAATGTGAATTCAATGACCAGTGTCGATTCGTTGTCTTCGTTAGTGTCGACGTATATTTTTCTTACTTGTTCTATTTGTCTAAATTGTCTAGACCATAAAGGTGCGCTAATTACTTGATTTAAATTTTCTGAAATTTCACCGAGTTTTTTCTGGTTTTCCTTGAGAATTTTAAGTAATAGTCTGCTTTGATTTTCTGTAATAAAAAAGTGACTAATTATAGACGATCCAAGGCTTCGTAGTATTCTACTGTCCTTAGATGGTACTAATTCTTCAACAGTAGGTGTTGTTGAATTTACAATTTCTAGCAATAATTTATCAACTGTTATCATATAGTAAGTATACGCTCTATTTTTTCAGAAAGCAACCGTTTAGAAAAAAATAGGCCTCAATATTATTTAAGGCCTATGGTCACTCTTTTGAGAGAATGAATTATAAACTTGCGTCTTCCATACCGGCAACACGTAATTTTACAATGTTAGTAATTTGCCACTGTTTTTGATCAAGTGCTTTAGTAATACCTAACCACTTGTTACGAAGTAAGGCAAATTCGTTGATAATTTTTTCAAAGTCAACAACATCTGATTCACCTTCAACATATTTTTCGCAATCACGACTACTTAACGCACGTTGGTAGTTTTCGAGATACTTGCGAAAGTGTTGACTTTTAAGACGACGTAATTCAATGTTAAGGTATTCTAAAATTGCCTCAATTTCTTGCAATTGTCCAAATCTATGTTCAACTACGCCAGGCATTGCAGCCGCTGCACGTTCAACATTACCAGCAATTTTACATTCACGTTTAGCTTCAAGTAATTCGGATTCAAAATACAAAGCCGCATCAGGAATGTTTGAAATGTCTTTGGAAATTTCAGAATACCAACCCATTAGAATTCCAATTCGTCAATATCGTCTTCTGGTTCGGCATCTTCATCTTCATTCAAGTAGTATGAAATTGCTTGATCTAGGATAGTATCAACACCAGTTGCCGCTTGTAGCACACGATCAGATGCACCGAAATCTGCTAGCAAATCGATGTAACGTTCTGCCACTACTTCTTGTTGTTTCTTGTCAATGTACTCGATAAACGTAAGCCAAACATCACCAATTTGTGTTTCATTCAACATTTTCTTCGGTCTCCTCAGGAATGGTAGTTGTTGTTAAAGTTTTGATATGAAATTTATTCATTATCATATCTAATTTATCATCTTTCCATTCTTTTCGGTAGAATTTGAACTCTTCACCTGTTTCCGGATCAACCCACTTGAGTCTATTACCTTCTTGTTTTAGCAAGCCGGCCTTTTCGCACATATCGACCATTCCTGAATAAGGATTCATACCTGTTTCATATGGAATTTTAATTTGTACAGTTTCAAAAGGTTTACTGTAACGAGTTTTCATAATCTTGCAACTTGCACGAATACCCATTACATCACTAACCTTGTTGCCATCCTCATCTTCTTTAAGTTTGAGTTTTTTCATAGCAACAACAATAGAACTTGCGTAAACAAAACCTTGTCCGCCACTAATTTTATCATCTGGGTCAAACATGTCCTGTGACGCATAAGTGTGATTTGTACAAACCATACCTACGTTGTAACTACCAAACATATTAACACAGTTACGAACTAAACTTGTAAGTGCTTTAGGTTTACGGCCCATGTCTCCCTTCATATCACCAGCTTGGAACTGGTTAATGTCAGTAGGGGTAAGCAACATACCCAATGAGTCTATGACAAATAAGACTTTAGGACGCTCTGCCATTTCTTTGTACTCTTTCATGAACTCGTGAATGGTTTTAGCCACGTCATCGATCATAGCCATGTTGAGTTTAAGGAGTTTGTCTTCGCTAGTGTCCACGCCAAGTGCGTGTAACCATTTTTCGTCTAGTGCATTTTCAGTATCGATTAAGATAACATAAATGCCTTGTGCTTGTGCGTTACGTACTAGATTACCTGAACAGATAAAACTTTTACCTGCGCCAGATTCTCCAGCAAACACAGTAACCTTACCCAAAGGAATACCTTTGTTAAAATCACCGCTGATTAGGTAGTTAAGCGTGAAGTTACCTGTACTAACCCAATCTGTAGGATCGTTAAATCCTACACCAAGTCCGTCAATAGACTTAGTTAATGTTTTTCTAAATTTAGATAAATCAAATGCTTTCGTGGCCATATTAACTATCCAGTGGTAATGTATTGTATTCTTTGATTAAGTCAAGTACTTCTACTTCTGTATTGCAGATAGTCTTAGTATTGGCCCAATCTTCTTTTTTATTGCGTCCGCCGATTTCTACCATCCAACCGTTGTCATAACGATTGATAGTAATCGATTCATTTACTTTTACTAATTTTCCTAATGATGCCATTTTTATTTCTCCTAATAGGCGTGAGAACCTGGGCGTACAACTAAGTTGCAGAGGCCCAAGCCGTTTTTTACTTCTGACGATTACGAATCATTGCCAAGATGTCTTGGGCACGACTGTCGCCGCCAGCACTTGCTTCAGCTTTTGGAGCTGGCGCAGGTGTTGACTTTGCCGCTGGCGCAGGATCTGCATCAAACGGAGCATCGTCATCACTTGCCGCTGGTGCAGGTGCCGCTTTAGGAGTTGCTTTAGGATCACCAGTGTTCTGGCTCATACCTGCTGGTTTGAAATATTGACCCCAACGTTCCATGTCATATGGCTCGCCGTCAACTGATGCTTCAAACATTTCCTTCATAACTTTCAACTCAACTTCACCAGGCTTCTTAGGTAAAAAGTCTGACAAGTTAAACAAGCCGTGCTGTTTGACAGCCGCATTTTCCACATCATTCAGTGGACGCTCACGACGTGCCCAAGAACTAGTTGAGTAGTCAGCATAACCGCCTTTCGAACCTTTCTTCATACGATAGTCTAAGCCATGCACAAAGTCGGTTGGCAAATCTTCCAATTCTGGATCGACCAAAGCCGCACGAATTGATGTAAAGATTTGAGGACCGATGATGAATCGACGGATTGGATTTTCTGGTTGTTCTTCACTCTTTTCACCAAGTCCGTCTTCAACAACAAAACCTTGGAAAATGTAACTGCGTTTCTTCCAGTACTTACGACCCATATCTTCTAGTGAAGGATCCTTAAACCATGCACGTACTTCTGCCAAGATTGGGCAAGCGTCGCCATACATTTCTACGCATGGTACTTGTACTGTGATGTTTTTGCTTTCGGATTCACCTTTGATTCCAGAGAATGGCAATTTGATCATTGCACGTTCTACCCAGAAAAAAGTGTTATCAGCGTTACCGTCTGGTAAGAATCTAAGTGTAGATTCGCCGCCTTCTTTTAGGTTCCAGAATGGGTAAATTGACTTGTCCCCACCTGATTTGTTTTCTGAACCACGTTGTTCAGATTGTTTTAGTTTTGCACGAATTTCTGCTAAAGTTGCCATAATTGTTTCTCCTATTAATAGCCTTTTTTGTTTGCATTTCTGCTGTTTTTGCCTGTATTACTTTATGATATACATAAAATAAAAAAGTGCATACATGTTATTGTACGCACTTTTATTTAGTAAAGCAAGAGAAATCTTGCCCTAAATGTGAGTATTTTACTCGATTAACGATACTGAACCAAACTGACGATTCTGCTCAATTCGTCATTTCGAAAGTTAACTGACTCTGTTGCCGGAGCAGGAGTGCCAGCTGGAACACCCTGTTGTGTAAATGTGCCCTGTGGCGATTGAGCAGGTTGCGCTGCCTTTGCCGCCGCCATTCTAGCTTTTTGATCTGCCATCATTTTAGCTGGGTCCATTCCCGGTAGAGCTTGCATATTTTTCAACATATCTTCAGGGCTTGCACCAGGTTGCGGTAACCCAGCTTGGGTAACTAACTGTTGTGCTTTGCTTGGTGCAGCCGCTGGTGCCGCTGGTGCCGCCGCAGGTGCCGCTGGTGCCGCTGCTGCAGGTGCAGCCGCCGTTGCAGGTGCAGCCGCCGTTGCAGGCGCAGGCGCTGTTGCCGCTGGTTTTGGACCTTGCCAACGTGGATCATCCGGAGTTAATCCTGCGTTTGGATTACGTGCTTGTTCTGCACCACCATTTGCACCGCTTCCGTCGTTTGCTGTTAATAAATCTTGTGACGCAGCAATTTCATCAGGTGTTCGCAATTCTTGGCCAGCTGCTGGTGCCGCGCCGCCAAACTGTGCAATAGCTGCTTGTGTAGCAGGACCCATTATACCGTCAGCTTTGATCTTTGCGCCTTTGGCAATTAAATCTTGTTGTTGTTTCATAACAGCTGGGTCAGATTTACCAGGAACTTTAGCCGTAGTACCTGCAGGCGCAGCTGCTTGCTTTGGTTTTGTAAGTGCTTGTCCTGCAGCTAGTGCGCCAGCACCAGCTGCTGCACCTGTTGCAACTTTGCCAGCTGTGGAACCAAAGAATTTCTGTGCGCCGTTGGCGATAGCACTGCCAGCGCCTTTTAAAGCGGTGCCAACTGCTCCCAAGCCAATTTCGTTAACCTGTTCAGATTCAACAACGGCAATATATTCTTTAAGTTTACTGACTTTTTGTAGTAACTCGTTTTCTGTAATTTTTTTCATAATAGGTCCTTATTTTAATCCTGCTATCTTTAGAATAGAAGTTAACTCGTCTGATTTTTTCACAACACTTTCACCGATTTCAATTTCAACTGCTTGCGGGTGCATGCCGTGTATGCCTGACAGGTGTTTGATGTGTCCAAGTTCTTGATTGTGCTCACTGCTAGGATCCATCTTGTCAACCAGTGCCAGCACTTGTTTGACATCGTCTGGTGTGGCACCTTTGAATTCGCCGTTTTTAAAATCTTTAATGATTTTTACTTTGGCACGAGTTCCACCAATAGTAAAGTTTCTTTCTTCTTTGTTCCAAAAACCTGCAACTGATTTTAACATTTGTTCAACTGGATTACCTTGTGATTCGCCGTCATCGTCAAACCCACATTCCATCGGAGTTAATCCACATTCACGAATACAATCATGCAAAGTCATCTCTTTGTGGCCAAAGTCTAATTTAGTATCTAAGCCTGCGCCTGCTTTTTTAGCCATTTGAATTGCTTTTAATAACCCAGCGTGTGACAATGCCTTAGCACTATCTCTACCTGTTCTATTAGGATTATGAGGCTTTTTAAAATGTGACTTTTCATCTTCTGGGTCTGTGTCCCAAGGTAAATCGTCTCGGTTTTCTGCCACAGGCACTGCTGGAGGAACTGCTTCAGGCGCTGGAGGCATTGCTCCTGCTTCTGGAGCTGGCGCCATTTCTGGAGGCACTTCAGGTACTGGCATTGGCGGCATAGCTGGTGGTGCTTCAGGTGCTGGAGGAGGCAGATCTTCGCCACCCACTTCACTACCATCGCCTGTAAAATCTAAATCTGGAAGAATTCTTGCAATTTCTGGATTTACTTCAGCCATTGAGTTTAACTCTTGTTGTATAGCACCACGAGCATCTAAGTCGGGATCGATGTCTTTCATGTTATCCAAAAATTCTGGATCGTCAATAAGACCTTTTAAACTATCAACTATATTAATTCCTTCTGGGCCGCCTTTAAGTTCAGTTTTCATGATCTCATTGAACTTGTCAATAGCTGCACGTTGCGTGTCTTTGTTGGGACTAAACAATGCATTATCGCCCAGTTGTGGATCTTCATCCTCATTAACAAGACTGTCCATGAATGATTCAAATTGATCTTCTAAGGATTCTAACGCAGGTCTTGGTTGTGCTTTTCTACAAGCATACAAAATTGTATCGTAAGGATCTTTAGACATTGAAGCTGGTGCTCCTGTTCCCTTTCCACCACCAGTTACTGGAATGCCTAATTTCTGAGCAACTTGCTGAGGAGTCATACCTTGCTTGCATAACTCTGTTGCTTTTCTTTCTAATTCCATCTTATCAGGTGTAACACGTTCAGCTAACAACTCATCAGCAGTTAGCTCTTTAACTGGGATGTCTGTTTCACTTACCAGTTTAAAAATATATGGAAATGCTGTTTTTAATTCTTCGTTGAATGTGCGGATTGTTAGTCGATCAATCCAATCACTCATGATATCTTCTGGAATCATTTGGTCTTCGTGATCTTCAAATGACTCTGCAAATTGTTGGTAGTAAGCTGGGCGTTGTAAGTTGTGTACTTCTTTTTTAACTGCGTCAATGCGTTCCATTACCTTACTTGTGATGTCGCCCATTGCTTCACTCAATGCTTCGTTGCGACTAACGTAACCTTTAAACTTGCGTAACTGTGCTAGTTCTTCACTTAGACTGGTAATGTGTTTGCCAATACTGTCCCATGGATAACCACCATGTTTCAAATGTTCTGCTAATGCACGAGCACCGTTTAAATGTTTAACTGGATATTTGAAACGCTCACCTTCTGAGTTTTCAACATAGATAGATTCTATGTGCATTGTTCTGCCAGCAGCAATATCTGTGTTAACTGGTTGACTGTGTTTAACAATCAATTTTGCTTCGCCTAGATCTTGGTAGCTGATTTTAGCAGTACCGTACATTTTACTTTCCATCATTGGTTCCATAGGTTCTTCCTTGGGCTTGGATTGAAACTCGTAGTCTCTTTTATCTAACTGATCTTTTGCAATATTTTGTACATCGAAATTAATCAATCTATCTTTAGCAAAAGATCGTAAGCCACGAATGAATTTAAACGCACCCTCATGATGCTTGCTTGCAATGTCACCAGTTAGCTGGACAATCATCCCATCGTCTTCGTCTAACGTAATGGCTACAGTACCTAAACTTCTTCCTTCATCTTGATATTCAAACTCAAAGAAACGGGCGTTTGGAATGTCCGAGCG